GCCCTGCTGACAGCCCTGATAACACTTCAAGTGCGGGTTTTCGAAGCGTTGGCGGTCCGCTTCCACGGGCGAAAAAGTTCCAGAGATTTGACCCGCCTTCCCACTTTTCAGAAATGTTTTCAGCCCAGAAAGTGGCCATCCCACTTTTGCTTTTGGCTTTGGCCTTTGCCACCACTGTGCACATGTGCCTTGATTGATCACACTGTTACACATGTAGACAATGCCCAGAGGAACAGGCCCCAGCCTAGGAACCTGATGCGTGGTTGGTCTGGTACACCAAGGCCAGCCAGCAAGAACAGCACCATTGCCAGAACTAAAAGGAACAGATGCACTGATGGTTTCATGTTGCTCCTTGTGTTGCAGGGCAGTTAGTCTGTCAGGCACAGCACCCCACTGCTGTGTGCCACTTCTCTCACTTGTGTGAAAGGAGTAAGCATGAAGCCTAGTGGTACTTTGAAGGAAGTGCTTCGGTCATTAGGCACTGAGATAGACAGAAGGAACAGAGAACTGGAACAGCTGACTGCAGCAAGGCAGGCCCTAACTACCTTGGCACATCCCCGATCTGGAAACCATGGCAGCAGAAGACACATGATGTCTGCTGCTGCTCGGGCCAGAATTTCAGCTGCACAGAAGGCAAGGTGGGCAGTGTGGAAGAAGAAGCACAAACACTGATTCACTTTTGCCTTTTCTGATTTCCCATTCCACCATCTTCCATCGCAGTCTTTGAAGCATGGCAACTGCTGCATAGACTGCGATGGTTTTTTTCATCCCAAAACAATTTCATATTGCCTCTGTGGGCAATGATGTGATCCACATGGGAAGCAAGGTGCCTGAGTGGGGCATGCTTCTTGTAGGGGTCAGCACACCATGGATGCCTGTGCAGGAAGGCCTTGGCATACAGTTCCCACTGCTTGGTGTAGCCCAGTCTTCGGGCTGAAGGCTGGGGTGGTTCCAGTGCCCGGTGTGTGGGGCAGAGTCGTTCTGTGGTGAGTGCCCTGCAGCCTAATTTTCTGCAAGGCTTTTTTGGTGCCTGCATGTGGTGGCTTGCTGATCCCAGATGAAAGGCCAAAGCAGGATTTTTTTTCTGGCTGCTTCAATTTCAAATTGGGTGGGGTCAACCTGGTGGATGGGCAGGCCGACATTCAGCAACATTTCTGCAAGGCTGATGGAACTTTGTGAAGGCCTGAGTGCAGTGGGATCTGACTTCTGAAAATGTTCCCTTAGCCTGTAGCCTGTGGCTTCACCTGTCACCGGGTGCACGGCAAGATCCAGTTCACCCCGATTGAATTTTTCTGCCGCATCAAGTGGATCAATCCAGCACTTGAAGGTGTAGCCATCTGCTTCAAACAGTCTGGTATTGCTTCTTCGCTTCATGATTTTTTTGGTAGGGAATCAAAAGCTGTGGTGCATCCCCTCTGTCACTGGGGCGTGCCTTTTCGGGGCGTGTTCACCTGCCACTGGTGTGCAGGTGAAGCTGATTGTGTGGAGCAGGTATTACTTGGCAGGAATTCTTGCACCAATGGAAGTCAAAATCAAGCCCATCAGTGTTTTGTCCGGTGGTGGTGGATCAGCTGCACATCCACCTTGTGATTGTGAAACAGATCCCGCGCCACTTTCATCACCAGCTTCAGGTCTTCCGGATCAGTGGCATGGAAGCCAGCATCAGGGTAGATCACCTGCATGTAGGCCAGCACTTCATCAGGGAAGACATGCCCATGGCCAGCTGGGTCCACATACAAACCCGGCTGGATCATCTGCCAGCTGGCATCCCTTCGGGCTGGGTCATAAGCATGCTTTTCTGTCATATTTTCAGATCCAGTCTGAATCCACCCTTTGTGATCGTGGTCAGCTTGCCACAATCACCACATTCACCCCGTTCATAGAGCCTGTTGGCATCAGCCAGTGTGCACCGGGCACCACAGTGAGTGCAAGTGAACTTGAAATGGATTTCACTGCCCGGATATTTTCGCAGAGTTTCTGCAGCCAGTTCCATCAGTTCTTGTCTGGGCAGATCCTTGGGCTTCTTGTCAGTCATTTTTCATTTTCTCCCCGCGTGGTGTCTCACAAAATCATCAAGGCTCTGGAACACTGGCTGCATTTTGTCCAGCTGCTTCACTGTGATCAGCTTGAAAGCTAGGGCCAGTCTCATTGCCAGGTTTGGGTTGCCTTCGTTCCACAGCACACCCATGGCACCCGCACAGTGTGATTGATCTGCTGGCTTGATCCGTTTGCCGTTCTTCACTCCAGTGGTTTCATGGCAGGCGAACCAGTTCTGATCATTTCTCAGCTGGTGTCTAAGCTGTGGTGCCCTTCTGAGGAATGGATTGGAATCAGTCCGGAAAGGACAGTCTGCACACGGGGTCTTGATTTTGAATTTCATCCGGGGGGATCTGCTCCATGAAAGACATCAGGCCACCCGATGCCCTTCATGCAGCAGACTTGGCTGCTGCATTGCTGCTTTTATATCAGAAGCACCTTTTCTTCCTGCAGATGGGCATAGGGTCTGACCCATCTGAAGGCATGCTTTTGGGGTGGATGGTTTCTGCTATGCCATAGACGGTCATGGCCAGCAGGCAAGCAATCACAACTGTTCTGACTTTCAGCATTGATGCTGCTCCTTTCATTTGTGTTGGGGGAAATCGAGTGAACCATGGTCTGGTTCGATACGGTACACAGTGTGATCCACCGAAGCCTTCACCTGTGTGCCCACCAGCTTGGCAGTGGCCACTGCAAGAATGACCACTGCTGCCAGAATCGCTGCATACTGGGTGAAGGTCATGGCTGTGCCTTCCCTGTGAATGGCCACACAGTCACCAGTGCCCATGCCAGCAGAAGCAGGATGGCAATGACTGGGGAAAATGTTAGGGCTGACAGGGCAGCAGAAAGCAGCAAGGTGATCCGGGCTGCATTCAGGGAAGCATTCTGACTTTTGATGGCCTGTTGTGTCAGAAGTTCTCGCTGCTCTGTGATGAAAGCAGTGTGATCTTCAAATGGGGACATGTTGTGCTTACCAGTGTTTCCTTTCCTGTTCCAGTTTGTCATCAAGTTCCTGAACCAGCTTTTGCACTTCTTCACAGCGCCGGATGTTGTCCGGGTTATGGGGTGGATCTGCCTTGCACTTCTGGTACTCCAGTGCAGTCAGTTCACCCAGCTTCATGGTGATGACCTTCATGTGGGCTTCAAGGGTCTGCTGCTTGGCTTCAGCAAGGGCTTCGGTCTGCTTCAGGTGAATGTCAGCCAAGCCCTGCTTCAGTTCCATCTGGCTGTCATGGTGCCACTGCCAGACCTGCACAGCAATGATCAGCAGCACTGGGATCAGGGCCAGCACTCCCAGCACAATCTTCTGTTCCTTGTTCAGCCATGGTTCTTTCATCGGATCACTTCTCCAGTTCTCTGGGCCTTCAGGCCCAGCATTGTCCGGATGTCCATCAGCTGGTTCTGATAGTCATCTTCATTGAAGATCTGCATGGCCCGGACTGCATAGCCCAGCTTTCTGGCCAGCTGGGGCATCAGCTGCCCGTCCACATCACACAGATCAATCAGCAAGTGGGCCATTACTTCATGCTTGAACCTATGCTGCTTTTCCACGTTCCTGCTCCTTGGCTGGCACCAGTCGGATGGTGCCTTGGGTTTTGTTATAGATCAGAAGGCTGGTGCCGATGGGGCCAAGTTCCAGCAGCTTGCTGGTGGCAATGTCAATGATGGCAATTCCCGGCTTGCCACTGACATGCCTGTCACCATCCTTGTCCAGTTCAATGAGCAGTTCACCGGGCAGGATCTGGGCTGTGAACTTCATGCCCTTCTTGAAGCCAGCTTCCTTCAGCACTGCACCCTGCAGCCACACTCTGGGCTTGCCTCTGTTTGATCCAATCTTGGTCAGCTTCATTTCAGTTCTTCTCCTTTTTGGTTGGTGTTTTGGTTCTGGGTTTGTAGCCACATGGGCACTTCCCTGTCTTGGGACTGAACACATGGCCCGGATACTTGGGGCAGGGTGGATACTTCCTAGGCCTGCCACCAGTCTTGGGAACAAACTGTGCCCGGTCCTTCTTGGGGATGCTGGCCCACCGGGCTTTCATTGCTCTGGACACAGCCTTGGCAAATTCGCTTTTCTTCTCAGCCATCACTTCACCCCTGACTAGATTTTTTCTCTGATGGTCTTGGCCAGTTGTCTCAGCAGCAGCACTTCATGGCTGAAGCCATGCTGGGCATCATTCCTCTGGATATTGGCAGACATGTTTTCAATCAGGCCAGCCCACTTGGCCAGATCTTCCACCTTCACCAGCAAGTGGTCAGGCTGCTTGTCTGCTGCACCACAGCTGCAGTCCAGCTTTGGATTCAGGTTCACCACACATCGCAGTTCATGCCTGACAGCTGGTTTCATTTGCCTCTGCTCTTTGGCTTCCTGCTGCTGCTTCCGGATCTTCAGGAAGTTTGCTTCTTGTTCCTTGGTGAAGGTGCCCACAATCCTTTTGACCATTACTGGTTCACCTGTGCCTTCAGTTTGAAATCTTCAAAGGCCTTCATGGCTTCGGTGATGTCATCAGTGCAGAACGTTTCAGGGTCATCCAGATCCCGGTGAAAGGTCACACAGAACCTGCTGGCCTTCTCATATTCCCTGTCTTCTGGCTTCACCGCATCCCACCACAGTTCCACTTCAGCTTCACGCATGCCCCGGTCGTCTGCCTTCGGATAGAAGCCAAGGTGTGGGGTGACATCGTTGTGCCATGAGTCATCAGTGATGGTGCCATCGCTGGTGGCCAGCAGGGCCAGCACTTCAGCTGGTGGCTGGAACTTCGCGCCAAATTCAGCCAGCCAGTATTCAGGCAGGGCAGCTGGCTTGGGCTGCTCCAGTTCCACCATCTGGGACTGCAGTTCTGCTGGGGTGCACTTGCAGAAGTCCATCCAAGTGCCATCAGGCATCAGACCCTGTGTGTAAAGGTTCATGGTGCCCGGTGCTGGGTAGTCACCCACATAAGACTTCTGTTCACTGATCCGGAATTTCCTACCGGGGAAGGCCTTCAGGCCAAACTCTGCTGGGAACTGGTTCATGGCTTCCTTCACTGGGGAAGCAGCAGGCACTTTTGAAAGGCGATACTCACGCAGCATGAACCACTTGCCATCCATCCCTTGCACGTAGACTGTATTTCGGTAGATTTTTGCACCAAGGATCTGATACCAGTCCACATCACCATGGGTGGAGCACAATGTCTGGTTCTGTGCTTCGATTTTTTCAGTGGGACCACATGCCTTCACAAGTTCTCTGATGTCAGCTGCCATCTGCTTCAGGTGGTTTGGGGTTTTCATGATTGCTTTGCTGCTCCTTTTTCTGTCAGCTGTGCTGACTCGTTTTGAAAGTCTGGTGATCAGGCCCTGCAGCCAGTTCCGGGTGCACAGTCACAGGTCAATCCACACTGTGCTGCTTCCGGTGCTTCGGGCCAGTTTGCTGCACGTTCACGTTTGATGGCCTTGGCTCTGTTGATGGCTGCGATGCACTTCTCACAAGTGAAACCACTGGTGACATGTTCCGTGCAGTTGTCACATGCTGCTGTGTTCATCATTGCTTTGGTGCTCCTTTTTCTTCCAGCCTGCCGACCAACCAAGCTGAAACTCCATTTTAATATCGTAATAGGCTTTTTCAAGGGAAATCGGACAGGCTGCAACCTGCTGATTCTGGGCTGCATGCAGGTGGGGTGTGCAAAAGAAAACCAGCCCGGAATCGGGCTGGCTTCACAGGGTGAGTTTTGAGCAGGGGTCAGGTCTTCAGGGATGACTTCACCAGCACACCAAGCCAGTAGGCCCCGAGTGACAAGAAGGCAATGGCTGGGCTGGCAGTCCAGATCCAGATCAGGATGCAGACAGTCAGGCCAATGATCAGCTTGGCCCCGGTGAAGGCCAGCCAGATCTTGTCATCAGTTTGCATTGGCTGGTTCAGTCCATTCAGGCAGCACCAGCTTCCCATCAATTTCCACCAGCACCCCAGTCTTGATCAGACTGTGCACAGCTGGGTAAACAATCGTCAGGGTGCCTTCTTCTTTGCCCAGAATTTTCTGCAGTTCTGTTCTCAGCATGGGCTGGCCTGTTCTGTTCAGCACTGATTTCACTTTGCTGGCCCAGTAGCCACGTTCCCTTTTTTCCCCAGTCTTGGGCTTGGGCATGCTGACTTCACCCATGGTCAGCTTGATGGCAGATTTCAGATTGCCTGCCACCTGTCGCCACCGTTCTGCTTCCTGTGTGTTGCGTCTGATTTCATTTTCAAAGAATGCCACCTTCAATTCAGCATCCTTCAGTGCAGCTGTGATGGCCCCATCGACTGGCTGTGGTGCTTCATGTTCTCTGGTTAACTTTTCTGCAAGCTGGCTATGCATGGTTTGGCTGTCCCTTTCCTTAAGGCTGGCTAGATATTGATCCACTGCCTTCTGTGCTTCGATAGCATTCAGGCATTGTTTGCGTAACACATTGATGTGCTGAATGACTTCTGGTGAGTATTGCAGGCAGGGTGTCTTGGGCCTTGGACCTTCCCTTGGCTTCTTCAAGGCAACTGGAACAGTGATGTGCAGCTGATCACTGGTTGAAAGTCTGGGTGCACCTTCAATGTGATCTTCCCTTGGAATGTAATGTGGATTGGCTGCAAGGTTTGGCTGGTTCAGATCCGGATCAAGGGTCAACCTGGTGGATGCTTTCCTGCCTGATCTGATGTGTGTGGGTTTCGGCTGGCCAAGGACTTTTCTGGCTTTGGCCTTGACTGCTTTCACTACGGAGAATTTCTTTTGCTTCATGGGGGGAATATCTAGGAACTTAATTAAGCCAATTGCTAGGGCCATGTCAATGGGGATGCCCTTGTGAGTCAACAGAATGTCCGATGCCGTACATTTCAATCCGGGGCCTGCTCCAATGCTTCCTTCACCAGCTGGGCATCACACTCCCTGAAGCACACACAGATCACCTGATCCTTTTCTGCTTCCGGATTGAATGCACCCACAGCCCACACCTCATCAAACAGCATCTGTAGCACTGGCCCTCTGACCTTGATCCCAAGCATGCCCTTCACTCCTGATGGTGTGCCCGGTATTCATCAACAGCATCATTCCACTTCTGCAGTTCTTCTGGTTCAAACAGTTCCTTATTGTCTTCAGTCACAATCTTGCCTGTCTTCTTGAAGGCATAGATGACTTCTTCCCTGATGCTGGCTTCACGCATCATTTCAACAATCTGCTCTGTCAGTTCATCTGCACTTCTTCCATTGTCTTCTTCTTCGTTCTTCATGGGTTGGCCTCAAAAAATGCTTTGGCAAAACACAGGGGCGTGGTGCTCCTTAGTGTTTTGGTTTTCTCGGATGATCCACCCAGCAGCTGCAGCCATGAACCTTGGGTGCTGACTCTGACAGGTTCCACTGCTTCAGTTGAAATCTGGGTGAATAGATCAGTTCTGGGTATATGAAAATTTCCCCACAGGCAGGTCTTCTTGGTGTAGGGGTCACCATAGTCACAAGGGTTGAAGATCAGTCTTGGTTCACCCAGCCAGTGCTTCAGTCTGCCCACTGGATTTTCCAGTGCCCAGAAGTGTGGCTGATAGAGTGCCACTGCCCTGAGACATGCATCGACTAGTGACAAGCCCATCAAGGTTTCACCATTCTGATCTTTCTTGGGCCAGTACTGGGCACCGGATCTGCTGAATGCTCCGCAGGGTGGTGCTGCCAGGATGCCCCAGAATTTGATCTTAGAATGCGGAATCAATCTTACATCTGCTCCAGTCTTCAGATCTACCTGCTGAACATAGTACCCAGCTTCCCTGTAGTACTTGGCCCAGTTGCCTGTGTAATCGCACAGACTAAGGATGGCTTTCAATCGAGACTTCCATGCGGTTTGGTTCGCCAAAGACTTTAGAAATCACACACCGGACCACCTGTGCATCATCCCTGAAAACTATTCCTGATAGTGCATCGCACAATGCCCGGATAAGTTTGTCCAGATCAGGTTTTGTCACCTTATAAAGTGCAGTCTTCTTTGTAGACTTGGGCTTGGCAAAGATGAATCTGGCTTCAATACTGATGGGGCCTTTGTCCACCAGCTGCTGCTGCTGCTGCTTCATTTCAATCAGTGCAGTGCCAGCCACTTCCTGCCGCCATGGTTTCAGCTTTTCATTGGTGGTGGTGATTGATGGATACTTCATGCCTTTGTTCATGAAGGCCTTGGCTGATCCCTGTGGCTGGGGAATTCCGTACACTGTGAAAGTCAGCTTCATCACTGCACCACTGCTTCATCAGGCTGTTCATTCAGCAGCAGCTTGGAAGCAATCTGCAGGGCTTCCACTTCCTTTGCCAGCTTATTCACCTTGGCCTGCAGGTCTTCAGCTTCCTTCAGCTTTTCTGTCAGCACTTGCCTGATGGTCTTCATTTCTGCTTCTGTCCTTTTGCTGGGTTTTTCCATGCCCATGACACCTTGTAAGTCTCAGACCTTTCTATGGCTCTGACTTGCAGTTCCTTCACCAGTCCCTGCAGCCATGACTGGGTGCAGAAGATGATCAGCTTCATTCAATCGGACCCCTGATGCACTCCGGGCACCGGACAACTTTGTCGCCTTTATAGATCCAGCCACTGTGACAGCCATGTGCCCTATAGGCTGCATCCTGCCGCTTTTCTTTCTCGTATCGGTCCACCGTCTTGGGCCTCACTTCCGTGTAAGTTCCAGACTCGAAAAAGAAGTAATCCACTTTTATGCCCTGCTCTTTTGCCAGCCTGACTGCCCGTTCCAAGTAGGTGTAGGCCATGGGCAGGGTCAGCTTCTTTGTCTTAGAGACTGCAGTGATGGACTCGGCAATCAGTTCTATATTTCTTCTGGTGGCAGGCATGGCCAGACTGTTTTCCAGCAGGTGCCTGCTGTATTCCAAGCTGTGCAAACCTTCAGGTATTGTGGAAAGTTTTTCCATGACACAAGCATCCCTTAAGACTTAGACATTGTTCTGCCTGTTCAGTGCCCCTTGAAGTGTAGGAACGGTTTATCTGTCTGTGGACCGGGGCGTGTGCTTGATGCCAGATCTACCACTGGCCCGTTGCCCGGATTTCACCAGCCTTGCACTTCTTCTTCAGTCCTTTTGTTCACTGAAGTTCAGGGTGAAGCAGTGGCCCGTTTTTTTCTGGGAAAAGCTGTGCCACGAAGCAACCACCAGCACATCAAGTGCTGGCAACAGGCATTGGTGGTTCTTGTTTTGTGCCCATGTAGGCAGCAGGCCTTGACCATTTTTTGTTCACTGCCTTCCACTCTGGGCTGTAGATCTTGCTGGGCATGTCAGCCACTGGTGGCTGATACAGTTGGGAAAATGGCATGAAGCCCAAGGCGAAAACTTTTTCAATTCTGCTTTCAGCTTCAGCCAGGTTTTCGGTGTCGAAACCAATCATTGTGTAGCAGCGAAGTTTTTTCTTGGGGATGCCATCCAGCAGTGGCCTGATGGCTTCCAGTCGCTGCAGGCTCTTGTGGTCATCACAGGCAAACCACAGTTCCCCAATCTTGATGGAGTCAAACAGCTGCCTGTGCCATGGCTTGAAGTAATCTTTGTCAAGACCACCATTGAAAAAAATGTTGCGGTTCTGTTCTCTCAACATCTGGAAGACTGCATAGATGTGCTTTTCACTGCAGGCCAGCAGATTGTTGTCTTGAACAATCCAGCCCGGTGCAAAATTGGGGAATTCCCTTAGAGCACCTTCTGATGCTGGCACCTTGCACCAGCCACATCTTTTGGGGCATCCCCTGCTGGTGATTGTGCAGCCCTGCTTCAAATATCTGCCCGGAATGAATTCCCCACCGGGGTCATCGTAGGCAGGCCCACCCACCATCACATTCCTGTAGTACATCCCCCATGACTCTGCCAATTGCTGTGCCCTTTTCCTGTGCCATGTGAATGTCACACTGATGTGAACTGGTGTGTTCTCTGTGCCCGGTCTGAAGAATGGGGGGAAGCCCACAAAGGCCCATTCATCCACTGGGGTCCAGTGGTTCCTTTCAGGAAATACCCTGATCAGATCCACTCCGGGCGAGTCAATTTGAATCAGCTGCTGCATGTCAGTGCTTCTTGGCCTTCTTCTTCTTCTTCCGGTCAGCAGGGATCTTCTTCACTGCCTTCTTCTGTGCATCGGGCAGGGTGGGCATGCCATCGCCTTCAGCAGCTGCTTCACCGTCTTCCCCACCTGCATGAACTTTGACTTTCACATTTTCCTTTTCATGCACCAGATCCACTTCCACACCATTAAACTTGTAATGCTCCAGCTGGTGCTTCTTCATCAGCTGCAGCAGCGTGGCCTTGGCATCCACTTCCGGGCCACTGGCTTCAATCCGGGCATCCCTCAGATCTGCATAGTTCAGGGCTGCTTCATGGATGTCCTTCAGTTTTCTGTCTTCCATACCGGGCAGGGCTTCTTGTCTGGCTAGTGCCATATTCATCCTTTCGTTTTTGGTTCGCTATAACTCGCGGGAATGCCGGCCGTTTTTCAAATTTATCTTTGAGTGAATGGCTTCATCTGTGGATGGCACCTTCTTCTGGGTAGACCTTCACGCCCGGAATCTTGGTTGCTCCTTTCAAGGCTCTGACCACACCACCAATCTTCACTTCATCAGGCCTCAGATATTCCCTTGGGATCAGGTCAGGGTTTTCAATCTTCCAGCGCCAGTGTGTTCTGGTGCTGAAGCCTTCCACCTTGGGTGTGGGCTGGGGCAGGGCCACCACCGGGGCAGGTGCTGCAATGGCCTGCTTCAGAACTTCTTCTGCCAGTTCTGTGTCACCTTCATTGGCATACTGCTGGGCTTCTTTCAGGGCCTGTTCTTCTGCCTGCTGCTTCTTCAGTGCTGCCAGTTCTTCTTCCTGCTTCCTTCGGATGGCTTCCCTGTCTGCCTTCCACTTCAGCATCAGGGCATCAATCTTTTTCTGCCCCAGTTCCAGTGGCATCAGGGCATTCTTCTTCTGCTCCATGGCCACCTTGTATGCATTCCAGTTGGCCTTGATGATGGGGTCAGCAAAATCTTCAATCTGCTTCCTTGCCCTGCCAATGTTCTGCAGTAGCCTGCCTGCATCCTGATAGGTCTGGTTGTCCCTGATCTGCACTGTGTCAATCAGGGTGAGCAGTTGCAGTTGATCCTGCTGCAGCTTGCTGGGAAGAATGATCTGGATTTCATTTGCCATCAGAAGTGCCCCAAGTTTTCCTGCTTCCACCATGTGAGTCTCAGTGCTGCCAGAAATACTTCTTCATCTCGTCTTTCAATCACCGGATCTGTGTGGTTCCTTCCGCCAGGACAACGTGAAAATTGACCATCGGGCTTCAGCCAGATGACATCTGCTTCCCACCGGACCACACCAGAAGGCTTGGGCAGGCCCAGCCTGTAACCAGCCAGCTGGATGGGCCAGCTTTTTTCTTTTGCATGTGTGCACTTCAGATCCAGAATGGTGTGCTTTCTTCCCAGCTTGCCTGCCCTGTCAATCGTCATCCCATACTTCATGCCATTCACTTCAGCCACATGCTTCCGTTCAATGAATCCGGGCAGGCACCGGAAGCCTGATTCCTTCATGAACCTTTTCCAGCCCAGTGTGTATCCCAGCAGGTCTTCATGGCTGACCTGCAGTGCTGCCATCTGCCCATAAAATTCATCGCGGATCTGTTCAATGGCCAGTTCAGCTTTCAGTCCGTCTTCATCCATGTGGTGGGTGGCCCGGTGCACCATGGTTCCAATCAGTGACTTCCTCTGCAGGGTGCGGACTGGAACACCTGAATAGTCAATGACCCCATAGTGCTCCAAGATCCCAGTGACATGGGGCTGCAGCTGGTTGTCCACCACATAGGCATGCACTGCAGCATCGAAGGTGAAGGCAATGGACATCTACTGAGTCACCCTGCAGTGCCGTTTGTGATCCTTGCTTGGACCCCAGACCCTGTAATCAGAAACAGCTGGCACACCAATGTCACCCCGGACATGGGACTGCCAGAACCAGCTGCCAGCAATCTTTCCGAAAAGTTTGTTGTGCTCTCCATACTGCTTCACATGGCCTCTGACCATGTGGGCATGCATCACCGTTTCAGTGGCAATGCCCTGCTCATATACATTCCGGACCATGGTTTTGTGCACTTCAATGACATGGAAGCTCGGCCTGCTAACGTGATAGCGTTTTTGAAATTTCTTTTGGGATCTGGCAGGCCTTATCAGCTGGTTCACAGTAACGTTCCTGCAGTTCATGAAGATCAGCAGGGGCAGGAAAGTTTCCAGTGCCCGGACTGCAGCCCAGTCTGAAATGTCAATGCTGGCATCTTCATTCTTTTTGATCTTGTCTGGGAGTGAATCACCCACATAGCTTTCATCACTTCTGGCTGGGTCAGGGGAATACACATGATAGGTGCGCCCGTCTTCTTCCCAGTCTTCATCCACCTGTGCTGCAATCACATTGCGGCTGCTTATCTGCATGAAGATTGTCAGGTGCTGGCTGTACCAGTCCGGGTGGTCATCATCGTTTTCACTGTCAGTGCCCCAGCATGGGTCTTCTTCAACCAGCACACCCATGGGATATTGTGTGAAGTGCTGATGCTCTTGCACCATTTCTGTCCACTCCACCCAAATGGTGGGGAAAGGAATTCTGGGTGGCAGCTGGGGCAGTCGGTCCTTCCATGTGTGCTTGTCAGTCAGCTTCCATTCATGGACATTGGTGGCATCTATGGCCACAGCTGACTGCAGTGGCCCGATGATGTCAGGCCTGTTCACTCTGCTGATTTCCGGTGGCACCAAAAACTTCCCTTTCAGAATTTCTTCCAACAGATCCCGCACGTTCTAACTTCCTTGGCCTTCCTGCACCGTCTTCAAAAAATCAATGGTGCTGCTGACCTGCTCTGGGGTCATCAGGGCAGTGGATTCAAAACCAAAAGTTTCTTTCAGGTATTTCCGGAAGTCTTCCTTGGGCATGCCCACTTCACCCACCTTGGCCCACATGGGCTTCAGCAGTTTTTTTTGTTCTTCAGTCAGTTCTGACTTGGGTGGTGCAGGCTTGGGTGCTGGCTTCTGCTGCTTCTTCTCTGGCTTCCTGTCAGCTGCTGCATTGCCATCATCATCAGCTTCACTGGCCAGATTCAGCATGGCCCCGTAGGCATACCGTCTCAGGTAGGTGATGGCAGTTCCAATTGTCTGGGCATCAGGATCAAGCACCATGACTTCCTTGGTGTCTTTGTCCTTCACCGTCTTCTTGACCGGGCACAGGATGTCATCCCTGAACCACTGGCCAGAGGAATGCATCAGCCAGGTTTCCACCGTCACACCAAGTTCATAGTTGAAATTGGGTGACTGGATCATCACCAGCCCGTTATCACTCAGTGCATCCTTGGTGGCTTCCACCAGTTCACCCAGTTCCGCATAGTAGGAATTGAAGTAGGTGTTGAAGCTGGAACGGAGCACTGGTTTGAATTCCTTTCTGGCCTTGGCCAGTGCTGTCACCAGTTCGCTGAAATTGTCAGAGTGATTCATGGATGCCTCTGTCTGGGCACATAGGGCACCACATCCGGATTGGCTGCAGCGTAGATGTCAGCCACCAGCACCTGTGCCCAGCTGCCTGATGCTGTCTTCCCTTCTCTGCTGGTGCGGAGCAGTTGCCCATCCCGCTTCAGTTCGCTGCATCGGGCTGATCCTGTCTGTGCTCTTATGCCTAGAGTCTGATAGACAGCTTCAGCTGTGTTGCCCTGTGGGCCTGCTGCCACAAAGGCCTGATAGATCTGTGCCCGAAGTGCTTTCTTTTTCGGGGCTGCATCCTGATTGGCCCTGACAGAAAATTCATTTCCCTTGTGGAAGTTTTTGGTGATGTCATCCAGTTCTTTTTTCTGATCGAAGATCTTCATCTGTTCAGAATTCATAAAGCTGTTCCTGTCCCATGGTTCTCAGCACCAGATTGGCAAAGCCCAACTGGTAATGACTGGCCATTGGTTCAGTGCCAAAGTTCATCAGCACCTTGATCTGGCAGATGGGGCACTGCAGAAGATCTGCTGCCCACAGCTTGTAGGGGTTGCCATCTTCAAACTTTTCCAGCACTGGGGCACCAGTCCGGATCACCTTCATGGCTGCATTGCACCGGGCACACACTGCTGCTGGCATCACTGCACCTGCTTTGTGGGTGGTTCAAACAGTGGGCAGGCTGGGCTGCTGCACTTCCGGTTCTGCAGCCAGTGGTCCAGCAAGAAGTGCAGGGCCTGCCCTTGGGTGATGCCCTTGGCTTCCGGGCCAAACTGGAAGACCAATTCCACCACCAGATCTTCCAGTGGTTCAGTGCAGCTGTCCCTGCAGTCAGGGCACACCATCACATTCAGAACATCTGCCAAGTTGGCGAACAGTTCTGACTGGGCCTGCAGGGCCAACTTGAAAAACAGCACTGCTGATTTCAGGTCTGCAGGGGTGTCATGTGTCGAGTGGTCAACAGCTTGGGTGGGCCTGAAAAATAAATGCTGTTCAGGATGGACTAGGTGCAGCCCGGTTTTGGGTTTTTCCCCGGATAAACGTTTTTCAAGATCTTTGGCCTTGCGCGACATATGAAAACCCCAGTGTTTTTGCTGGGATGATCACAATTCTGGGGTTTTGTCTGGGCCTGATCTTGAAAGCCATTCTTCTGGAATAAATGGCTGTCAGAAAAAGTCTGCCCAAAATAAACGCTGTTCAGCTTCAAGCCTTCCCAAACCCTGCTAGGAAAATTAAATGCTGTCTGCTGTTCAGATCTGTGATCATCCCTTGCATTGGTGTTGGCCATCCTGCTCCCACTGGAATCTTCTGTCAATAAGGTTTGCAGCTAACTGACCTTGCGAAACTTGCCAGGATTTTGCACATTTTTCACAGGGGCGCGTTGCTTCTTCTGTCGCCCTAACTGCAATTGCAGCTGGGCAATCTGTTCCTTCAGTGCTCTGACATCATCCAGTGATTCTTCTTGCACTGCTTCATCTTCAGCCAGCACAGCTGAAGCCTTCAGCAGTTCATGCTTCCGGGCATGGCCATAACGTTCTTTCATGTCTGGCCTGATCCAGCCTGCTTGGTGTTCTGCAGTCCGTTCACCAAGTCTGGAATCTTCCAGCAGTCGAGTGATGGCATGGTGCCTGAAATCATACGTTCTGAAGTTCTCAATTCCTGCCATGGCCAGAATGCCCTTCATGGCAGTCTTATAGTGGATCTGTGGCCTGCAAGGATTGATGATCAGATCCTTGGGGTGTCCGGGCATCAGGTAGTGATTGGGCTTGGTGCAGCCCAGCTTCTTGGCCCGTTCCACCAGTCGCTGCATGGCCCAGAGTGCATCCCCATTCAGGTAGATGGTCCGTGCCCTTGTTCTTCTCTTGGCACCCCGTCTGGGAATTTCAAACCTTGGATTCTTGTCATTCAGGTAGATGTCACCCAGCTGCAGGCTAAGAAGTTCAGCAGGGCCTGCCGTGGTCTTCATGGAAATCAGGCCACAGCATGCAGCCACTTCAAAGCCTGATCTTTCTGTGGCCAGTTCACGGAACAGTGCCACCAGCCTTGTGGCTTCTTCCGGTGTCAATGCCCTTCCGGGCAGTTTCACGTTTCTGGGTCTGGGTAGTTTCTTGTAGAAGTCAGACATGTCCTTCCAGCAGCCTGCCTTCTTCAGCATCATCCGGAGCAGACCACATTCATGATTGATGCCTGCCCACCTTGCATCAGTGTCACCGTTCTGACGGTGCTTCCTGTATTGGCAGATGTGGTCAAAGGTGATGGACTTCACCTTGGTGTCCTTGAAGTAGTTCCGCAGTGGCCTCAGATAACGTTCGTAGTTGGTGATGCTGTTGGGTGCCAGCCCTTGGGTGTGCTGACTGAACCAATAATCAGCAGCAGCGTTGAAGGGCATGGCTGCAAAATTCGGTGTTGGTGCCAAAGTGTTTTCCGTTTCTACTGGCAGCACCGGATCTGTGGAAGGAACTTCTTCCTGCTTCTGCTCTGACTTTTTATCCCCATGATCCGGTGATGACAGATTATGGGTTTTATCCTGCAGTGACAATTCTACCTGTTCATTACGATTTTTCAAGGATGGCCTTCCTTTCACACACTGGTTCCGGGGGAACTTGCACAGATCCCAGATCCAGCCCCTGTGACGAAAGGCAGGCCCTGAAGACGCTGGCCAGTCCGCAATTGCTTTCAGTTGCAGATTGTGATCAGTGGTGGATGAAAGGTTCTTCTGCCAGATGCCCCGCGTGACGGAACAGGGGATCATTCAACCTGCAGAAGTGCAAGCCATGCCCAGATGCTATGGCCTGCCAAGGTGCTACTGTGTTCACTGTGTTGGCCTCACTTCTTTGGGGGATGCAACCAGCGAACGGTGTCAGACTCTAGACCCGCACCCTGTGGAAGGTCAACCTGTTTTTTCTGACAGTTTGTAAAATTGTGTTACGAATTTTTCCCATGCCTCACAACTGCTCACAGGGCCAGCATCATCATCAGTGCGGCATTGAAGGAAGGCACAGCCAGTGCCTGTGTGTGCTGTGTGGTGCAGTCTACAGAAACAAGGACCACAAGCTGGCTGTGATGAAAGACTGGCTTTTGTTCGCTGCAGCACAGATCTGCTTTGGCATTGCAGTGGCTGGATTGTTCTGGGCAATCACTGACAGTGGCTGGGTGGCCCTGTGTGCTGCAGTGGCTTTCTGGATGGGAATGCTGGCAAGCAGCTGGATCTAGCCTGCCAGGATTTCACAGTTTCTGACCCTTCGGTATTCCTTGATTTCATCGGGTGATGCATGCTGGTGCAGCAGGTCCAGTGCTACTTCCCTGCTGATGTGTCCAGCTTTGTAGAACATGGCAAGGCAATCAATGAAGCCAAAGCACTCCCCCAGTCTGGCTCTGGCAGACAAGTTCCGCCACACCGTCTTCATCCCTTCACGTCTTTGCTGGATGCTGCCCATGCACTGATTATGGGGCAGGTTTCAGTTCACTTGCAACGCCAACATGTGCCACAAGATCAGAAAAGGAATGTATTCATGGAAAAGAAACAATGGATGGAACTGACACAGAAGCCATGGTGGGAAGAACAGTGGGAATCACAGGAAGCAGTGATTGATCAGGCCAAGAAGTTTTATCCGGAAGATCAGGTGCAGAAGGCTGTGAACGTTCTGAACTATCTTGGGGAAATGGCACTGGAAGGGCCAAGGCAGCTGCACATCCTGACCCTTGCCATTCACCTGCTTCTGGCCAGCAGCAAGAAACTACTGAAGACAGATGATCTGGCTTTGTATGATGTCGCCCGGAAGACCTGTCATGATCTGGGCATGCCATGGGTGGACCCAAGGACGGGCATCACCTATGACCCACCCAAGAAAAGGAAGCCCGGAAGGGATTAGGGCTTCAAGGTGTCACAGCAGGGTTTCACCTGACTTCTGGCACAGGGCACAGAGCACTGTGAAGCACAGGGAACATCCAGAAGCCTGCCTGCCGCCCCAAGAGCGTGGAATGATGCTGTGACTTTTTAGGGCTGATCTGTTTCAGGGCCTTCCTGCACACCAGCAGACTGGGGCAGACCACTCTGGATCTGCTTCAGGTTCGGCCCAGCAGTCTTGGTCACAGTGTTGCCATCAGGCCAGATGATGTTCTTCCCTGCTTCCTGAGCGAATACCACATTGCCAGTAAAGGATGACTGCCCGGTGAAGCAGGTTTTCCATGTGTCGTTGTAATCCGTGACATGGCCAGTGGCACAATTGTTGGCACCACCACCCACTGACCACACTGGATAGGTTCCAGAGTGGAAGACATTATTGGTGAACTGGAAATTTTCAATCTGCTTGATGCCCACAGTGTTGGCTGGTGGTCCACCAATCAGCAGGAAGCCATAGCCACCAGCCCTTGGCAGATAGCTGGGGGACACCTGCAGCTGGTTCCCATCAATCAGCACATCATGCAGCACAGGCAGATCCTGCACTGCTGGGTCATATCCGGAAGACACCTGCTGCAGCCAGTGGCCACACTGATCACAAGTTGGGTATTGCAGTTCATCCACCAGATTGTTCCTGACAGTCCACCTGCCACCATCCTTGGCCCACTTGGCACCGGATGCCTCTGGCACCACTGCCAGCTGCCATGCCTCACCCACTTTGCTGATGTGGTTATTTCTAAAGGTGACATCCAGCACAGCACACACCGGGCACTTCCCACCCTGATTCTTGGGAGTGAGTAACAGGCCATACCCAATCTGGCTGAAGCCACCCCAGCTGCCCCTCAAATTATTGTTTTCGATCAAGACCCTTTGGGCATTCTTCAGTTCAAACAGATTCTTGACAATGAATGCTTTCCCCTTCACCGGATTGTAGGAAGGGTCTGCCCGGTTCCATGAATCAGGCTTGGTCATGTCATTCTTCCTGACAGTGATGTCCACCGGAGTGAAGGCAGCACCACCACCACCAAACAGAACTGTTTCAGCCCCAGCTTCCAATCCATTGTCTTCAATCTTGAAGTTCCCATCCTGCTGCAGCGTGGACATGCCACCAGCAATGGCTTGGCTGTCAGTGCAGCTGCCCATCTGCAGGCAGTGAAATTCAAACAGCTGGGACTGGACCACAGCAATGTCACTGGTGTTATTCAGCAGGATGCCTCTGACAGTTTCATCCAGTGGTGTGCCATGGATGCACACCCGGTCAAAGATCACATGGTGGGCACGAAGTGGGGCCTGTGATGGGACTACCAAGTTGTAGATGGTGCCACTGCCCACAGTCCTTGTGATATTGAAGCCAATCAATCTGACATAGGCGCCACCCTGCACTGATGCAGCAGAACTGTTGATGGTGATGGTGGGCAGCAGGGCACACTGCTGTCTGGTGATCCGGGTGCCTTCAGTCGGCAGTGGGCCAGCAGTCTGGATCAAGATCCAGTTCTGCTGGGTGCAGTCCGTCCTGGTGGGCAGCTTCAGTGTGCCTGTGTACTTGTTCGCTGCATCCACCATGTAGTTATCACCACACTGGGCAGTGCTGATGGCAGTCTGCAGATTGTCTGTGGCAGTCACCTTCTTCACCGGATTGCCTGCAGGGGTGTCAGTCATGGCTGTGGCCATCACCGTTCTGGGCAATTCAGCTGGGCCATCAAAGCCAGCTTTGGGTGTGGAGTCTGGTGCTGGTTCGTTCTTCTTGCAGCTGGTGAACAGGAGCAGTGAACAGAGCAGGGCAAACTTCAGGAAGGTTTTCATGGTGTGTGCTCCGGTGCTAAACTGTCTCAGCTTCCATTGTGAGAGAAAAAACAGCCACAGCATCTTTCCGGGGGGAATGTGCTGTGGCTGTGATGTTCTAGGCTGCAGCTGCTTTCCTTCTGGCCAGCCTTGCCTTCTTCAGTGCGGCTCTGGCCTTCTGCTTCCAGTTGGGGTCTTTCATGAATCCGGGCAGCTGGCCAGATTCCTTCATGGCCTTGGCTCTGGCCCTGCTGGAATTGGTTCTGGCTCGGGCTGTCAGTGAATCCTTCTGCCGTGCAATGCAGTTGCTGACCTTGGGTGGCAGGATGATCCGTTTCACTCCATCCACATCCACAAACTTGATGATGATGGAATCACCTTCTTCAGTTCTCACAGTCTGAATGATGAAGGTTTCAGCTTCCCCGGTGGTCTTCTCAACTTCTTCCATGGTGGTGGGTTTGGTTCTCAGGCTGTTCCCATCCAGAAGACCACCCACTGCCTTGTCAAACTTACTAATTGTCTTGTAACCATTCTGCTGTTCCATTGTGGTGGCTGCTCCTTTGCAGCTGACCCATACTAGCAAACGGCATCTTGGGATCAGTCAGGAAACAGCCTTCACGTATTCATCTTAGTCAGTGTTCATGCGGGTTTAACTTTGTTGTTGACATGATTATTACTGGGGCAAAAGCATGACTTTCGCCATTCCTTCACAGACTAAGTTCCTGCACTGCAACACTTGTAAGTCAGCTTTTGCCTGTGGATAACTGCTCACAGGAAACTGTTCCGATGGCAGGCATACATCCATTCTTCTGAGTAGTTGCCAGTGCCCTGACTCAGATGGGTGGTGGCAGATCCTTGGAACAGGTGCCTGCCATGCTTCTGGAATCTGGGATCATGGAACAGTGGGATGCCTGCATAGGCCAGAATGGTGCCATAGCCAAGATCATCAGCCCAGTGTGGGAAGGCTGTGAAGTTACTTTGCAGGATGGCATGCATGGCCTTGGCACTTAGCCAGATCCCCGCACCACCAGAGGCATACTCTGCAAGGCCCTTGCCATCGAATTCAATTGGCACCAAGTGGGCCTGCTCACCACCACAGGTCCGGTGCCCTGCATAGTCATGGGCCAGCAGCTGCCCATCCAGCAGCCTTGACAGATTGCAGTATGTGTCCCTGTAGCAGAGGAAAATGAAATCAAAGCCCAGCAGCAGACCATGCTTGAACAGTTCCCTGCACTTTTCATATAGGTGGTTGTAATCATCCGGGGCATTCATCACCAGTTCATCATCTTTGGGATCTTTGAAGCCCACACCTGCAAAGAAGACATGGGGAATGCCTTGGCCTTTCAGCCATGTGTCCCTGATGGCCTGATGGGTGTGTCTGTCTGCATTGCAGCTGCAGATGGCAATCAGCACACTAGGTGATTTCAACTGACCCATCCTGCAGCACCCACTTGTCAATGCCGCGCCGTTTCAGTGCAAGCCTGCCAGGTTGCCGTGCCCGGTGTCGGAATTGGGGATACTCTGGATGCATCTGGGAAAAGTTGAATGGAATTTCCCTGATGCTGACATCCTGCACCACACACACCTTGAAGCCCAGCTGGAAGGCATCGAAGAAGAAAGCACCATGTTCCCCACCACCAATCTTGATGTCATCATCCCAGTGCAGTCTGCTCGGGCCAAGGCACTCCCTTCTGATCAGGGAATAGTTCACTGTCAGATCACAGGTCAGGTAGGTGATGTTATTGAAGGTCCGCATGTCATGGTATTGGAAGTGCTCCTTCACAGTGCTGCCAGTGATTTCCAGAATGCTTTCATAGGGCTTGTGATCCACCCTGCCTGAAGCAATGTGCATGCTGGGATCATGCTTCAGCACAGCCACCAGCTTTTCAATTCCGGATCTGACACTGGGGTGGCTGAAGTCAAAGTCATCCGAACCAATCAGCACATAGGGCCTGTCACAGTACTTGATGCCTTCATTGGCCTTGGCACCAAAGCCCGAATCAAAAGGAAGCCAAGAACAGGCATGGCCCAGTTCTCTCAGTTCTGCATACAGCCTGATCTTCTGGTGGCATTCATAGCCATCATCGACAATCACCAGCTTCACTTCAGGCATGGTCTTCCTGATGCCATCCAGACATCTGAACAGGTATTCATCCCGTAAAAAGGTTTTGATCAGGATGCAGACATCAGACAGGGAACCTTGTGGCAGCTGTCGCACAGGCAGGGCTTCCTTTCCGGTCATCCAGTCCAGATGCACCTGCACCATCTGGGCTGGGGAAAACTCGCACACAGCAATCAGGGAATTGTTCACCCTTGGTGGTTCATTGCAGGATCTGGCACTGACATCAGAAGAAAGCACACCAAACCTTGGATCATGCACAGGCCTGATGCCAACTTCCAGCAGTGTGTTAGCCACCATCCTGTCTTCAGCCTGATCCCCATTCAGCTTGCAGTCAGCAATCACAGCAGCAGCCTTGGCACTCAGCCAGTATCCAAAGCCAGAACAATAAGGAGCAGGGAAAGGTCCGGATGGACCCCGGACCCTGCCAGTGTAGTCATGCTGCTGGAAGCCTGAAGCCATCAGCCTTGCTGGCACCACATAGGAATCATCATCAGACTTGAAGATGAAATCATAATGATGTGCTCTGGCCCATTGGCACATGGCCTGCATTTTCTGTGGCAGGCTTTGATAGTCATCACCCACATCCAAAATCACTTCATCCTGGTGGTCAGCTGTGCCCCTGCCAAGGAAGAATTTCAGATCCGCGCCGTTCACATCCTTTCCCCAAGTTGCCCTGACAGCTGTGGCCCTGTCCCTGAATCTGTGACAGGTAAGGACAGCAATCAGAACTTTCAAGTGATCACACACACCTGTGGGGCATCATCTGCAGCCAAGGGTGTGGTGATGGTCAAGGATGGCCCCAGCACCAGCAGCACTTCTTGCTGATCTTTCCCTGTAGGTGGGCCAGTAACTAGGGTCAGCAGAATTTCTTGCTGATCACGATTGTTGGCCATGCTATGGGGTCTTCACACCATGGGTGGAATTGTTCAGATTGGTGGCAGTCCATGCAGCAGATGTGTTGGGGTCATTCTCCATCACATCGAAGACATAGCCCGGAGAAGTGCCCAGTGTGACACTGCTTCCGGTGTGGGTGGTGCCACCACTTTTGCTGTATTGCTGCAGGCTGGCAGTGGCACCCACTTCCTTGGAAACTCTGGAAACATGAATGGCCCCAAGGATGGAACCGCCACCGGGCACCGTAACTGACTGGAACTGGAAGTCACTGATGTGCCCGGAAGTGCTGTCAGAAATATAGTCAGTATCATCAGGCCAGCTTCCAGTGTGGGTGATGCCATCATCCACACAGGAAACCTGACTGCCAGTGCTGGCTGTCCACTGCTGGCTGGGGCCAGCCAATGCTGGGAACAGCACATTGACAGTGATGTCCCCATGCATAGTGGAATCATCCCGCCAGTAGATGTCCTTCCAGTACTGGTTCGTATTGTCCACCACAGGTTCAAGGTAGAAACGATTGGTGAAGGCATTGGCTGTGCCAGAAGTCTGCACACTGCTGATGGTGATCCAAGTCACTCCATCCACTTTCACCAGCACAGATCCGGTGGCTGTGGTAGCAAACACCACAGTGATTTCAAAATAATGCCAGCCAGTGGTCAGAACACTTGAAGAAGCTGAACCAATTGCAGTGCCATTTCTGGTGCAGAACAGATGCCCGGTGGCATCTGTCCGGATTTCAACTTGGTGGGTGGTGCCATCCTGAAAGGCAAAGATTTCATTATTGTTGACAAAAGATGAAGATGAATTGTAGTTAGCCCAGCCCACTGTCATGGTGGCCTTGTTTCCAAAGTTTCCTTGGCCCCACCACACTGATGATCCGGTGGAACTGATCCCATAAGTGGTGGCCCTGCCAGATGGTGCGGTATTGGTCAGCACCACTTGCTGGGCATCGAAGACAATGCCTTCAGCCAGCTGCTGTGCCAGTGTGCGGCTGAAGTAGTATTCCCCACCCGGATCAGCTTTCAGCAGTCCCATTCAGGTTCGCTTTCCTATCAGGGTGAACCACACACCCTTCAGGGTGGCATCAGCTGTGCCCGGTGCTATGAAGTCGATGATGTCACCGGGTGAAAAGGTGACATCAGCTGCCCAGCTGAAGGTCATGGTGGTGGCAGTTGCAGCAATGGCCATGGTTCCCAGCGTGGTGGCACCACGTTTCACTGTGATGGTGACTGATCCGGTGGGTGCAGTCAGACAGCCACCATAGCTGCCCACCAGATTCTGGGGCAGGGTCATGGATGACACAAAGTTCCCCGGTACTTGATGCCTCAGAATGGTTTCACTGGCTGTGGGTGCTCTGTTTTGGCCAGCGAAGTAGGGCAATGCATAAGGGGAATTTTCTGGCTGGGTCTGATCTGTGGTTTCTGTGCTGGTGCCAGCACCGGGTGAAGCTGGGTCAGGTGTGACAGTCGAGTGCTGGGCACCACGCTGGGCCACTGTCACCACATGGATGGTGGAATAGTCATCTGATTCTTCCCATGGCCCACCCGGTGGCAGTCGATAGTTTTTTAGTGAGACATGGCCACTGGCTGCAAAGACATCAGCCCACAGTGCCACCACTCTCAGGTGTGTGCCCGTCTGATTGGTGGTGTCATCCCATTCCCAGATGATGGTGCATTCCTGCCGATTGTAGGCATAGCCATCAATTGGAGACACAGGCAGGGGGATGGTGTTGCTGTTGTGATAGCTGGCAGGGCCAAAGAATTCACAGCTGCAGGCTGCTTCCCTGATGTTCTTCATCAGCTGCAGACACACAGAAGCCTTCAGCACAGATCCGGGCATGAACACATCCGGATCAATTTCTGCAAAGTCATCTGCAGTGGGTGACAGGGTGCCAATCAGGTTGCCCCGATCACAGAAGGCAAAGACCTGCACCCTGCCATGACTGGCCATGGGTGTCATGGTGTCAGTGATGTAATTGATGACCACTGTGACTGCTCCAGTGGTCGGATTGATGGAGCACTGCATTGGCCCTAGCTGGCCCAATGACTTGTCAGGCAGAGTGAAGGCAGAATTCAGTGTGGTCCATCGCCAGGAAAAGGCAAACTTGACCTGACTATAACTGTATACATAGCCATCAGCAGGTGACACAGGCTGGGGAATGGTCACACCATTCCAGCATTCACCCATGTTGATGATTTCCGAATTCAGCACTGCCAGCTTGGCATCCCTGTTCAGTGCCTGTGCCATGGCCTGATCCAGTGGCGCATCTGTGCTGAAGTCAGCATCAGGAATATCCAGCCAAGTGCTGGCAGGCTTGGCCAGCAGCAAGGTTCTATATTGCCTCTGGGCAATGGTGAAGACTCTCAGGATGCCATCATTGGACATAGCAGCCTGATCATTGTCCCCAGACTTTCTGTAGTATTCGATGCACTCAACTGCACCAGTGGTCTGATCCACATTCCACACACCACACCACAGGGAATCTGGCCCACTGATCCACATGGTGGAAGGGTTGACTGTGCTCTGGATGGCCCACATGTAAGCCAGTTCAGATCTTTGATAGGCATAACCATCCACATCAGAAATGGGCAGCAGAACTGTTTCCCCATGCTTGTAGTCACCATGAAAGATTTCTGGCCTGACCATGCCAAGGGTGGCATTCAGATTGATCTTGTTGATGACATCAGCAAGGGCTGGGGCATAGGCACCACAGGCAGAGTCAGGCACATCTGCAAAGCCCGGTGTATTTTCAAGGGTCAGTGGCATGTTATGGTGTGGTCAGTGCAGTGGTGAAAGGTTGCAGTTACTTCTTGCGCGAAGAACAGACACTGCAGCTGCCTGTTCCCTGCACTTTGTTATCCCAGTGCATGGCCCGGTGTGGTGTCAGAGTACTGGCCCGAATCATTGCAGAGATACATGTAATGATCTTTTTCATAAGTGGTGCCCAGCGTGAAATCAGACACACCGTTGGGTGCAATCACATACTGACCAATAGACTGCAGGTAGGTGGCATCCAGCAACTTCACAGTGATCAGGCACTTTTCAAAGTCCCATTTCCTGTCCAGCACTTCAAACAGCTTGGCAGTGATGCCTATCACTCCAGCCACCCGGTCAGGCACCTTGTCACTGGTGACTGCTACTAGGTCGCCAGGTTCAAGCACTGCTGCAGTCCAGTGGGCAGTCACTTCTTCAAATTGCAGGGCCTTCAGCCCGTAGCGAAGGAAGATCATCTGGGCAGTGGCAGAGGCAACTGAAAAGCCTTGGAAGCCTGCCCTTAGCCCTTGCGACTCGATGACCTGAGCACCGAATAATCCATACTTGCTTTGGCTGGTGGTGTAGTCCCTGATCAGTTCACTGCCCCACTTGTCATCTGCAGTCTTGTCAAAGCGAAAGGTGATCTGGTTCACCAGATCTGCCTGTGTGGCTTCGGGCACGTCTTCCATGTTGCCATGATCGAAAGACAGATTGGGTGCAGTGACATTCAGTGGGGTGGCAATGGCATATTGCCCCGGTCCATTCACATTGCTTTCATAGCCCGGAATGCCTGTGGGATCTGTGAAGGGCCAGCCCGGACCCAGACTGACAGTGCCACTGGTATAGCTGATGCTTACCAGAGTGCCAGCTGTGACTGATGCAGTGGCTGGAGCACTGCTGCTGGCAGTGGTGAAGGGGAAGTCTGCATTCACTCCGGATGTGTTCCAAGGTCTGCACAGCGCCGACACAGCCAGTGCACTAGCATTCACCAGCAGGTTCCATCCCCCCAGATTGTCAGGCCAGAAGTGGTCATTCACACCAAAGCTGATCTTGGTGGCACCGGGTGGCACTTGCAGTGTCAGGGTCTGACCCAGTGTGATGCCCACAGAAAATGGGGAACCAATGATGACCCCGGCTGTGTCAGTAAAGCAGGCCAGCAGGCATCCACCCTGCACTGTCAGTCTCAGATCCCTTCTGAAGAAGTTGAAATCCAGCTGGCCCTTGTTATTGGTCCAGATGTAACCACCCAGTGGCTTCATGATTTCGTTTTCAATGAAATCCTTGGCCACTGGTGCCGAGTCCAGATCAAAGACAAACTGCACCCCGGTGAAAAGGCCCTGTTCGTACATGCCCAGCTTGGCTTTGTTATAGGCAGTGGAAGGCAGGCCCAGTTCCGTTTCGAGCAGGGCAGAAAGGATTTCCAAGGGATGACCATTCAGTGTTCTGTGATGATCAGTGTCAGTGGGCCTGCCATCATCAGCTTCTGTGTAGACAGCCTTCTGCAGCACTGCGGAATTGTCCACACAGATGAACTGGTATTCCTTGTTTTGATTGGCAGATGCTACGGAATCAATCTGCCCGGTGAACAGCAGGGCAAAATCTGCCTGACTCATGCCCACAAAGCCAGTCTTGATGGTGATGGCCTTGCCTTCAAAGGTGAAGGTGGGAAACTCTGCAGTGATGCTGCCAGCATTGTCTTGGACATTGAAAACAAACTGGCCCAGATCTGCACCACCATCCAGATCACTGACACTGATGTCATTGTCTTCAATGGAAGTGATCCAGTCATATTGCCCACTCACCCCGGTGGGATAGTTGGTGAAGGCTCGGGTGTAGGTGTCAATCTGGATCAGAAAGATGGGGTGCTTCCGAAGCACGGCATTGGCAGTCTGGAAGGCAGTGCTGGTGCTGATCATGAACCTGTCTGATCTGCTCCCACCACTTTTCTCAGCTTCAGCTTGAACCTTGAAATTCCGTGGAAGTTTCTGCTGGGTGCCCAGCTGGAATCATCAAGGGTGTAGGTGGTGTAGTGGGCAATGGTCTTGTCAGGGAAATAATTGAACAGACCACCAGCCAGAGCGAAGCGCATGAAGTCAGTCCATGCAGGCATGTCTGTGACTGGAACGAAGTCCAGCTGCACCGGAAGGAATTCATCAGTTCTAGTCCACACCGATTGTTTCAAACCGGACACAGAAATCGAGTCTTCACGCTGGGCTGTCAGATCCGGGGCACCGGACTTCATCACTGGTGGAAATGTGAAGTTTAGAACTACGGTGCCACTGCCAGGATTGTATTCAATTTTGGGAACTGGGTACGACATTCGGGTTTAGACTCGACACTGGCAGGAAGGAAATCAGTCCACCCCTACCCTTGATTCTGACTGTAGGGGCACTGATTTGTGATGATGCACTGCAGCCACTGCAGTGTTTCCTTCCTGCCACTGCTCATGACCTTCTGGTGACCCGGAAGGCATCAGTGGCCAGATTTCTTGCCATGCCTTTCTTCACCAGCCTGTTCTGTTTTCTCAGCAGTGCTCCGTGGTCGATCAGGTCACCCTTGATGTGGTAGTGAGTCTGAAGCATGGGCACTTCCCCAAGGATCTGCTGGATGATGGTGCCCAGATCCGGTGGAGCAATGGCACCAAACCTTGTGTCCAGTGTGTCAGCCAGTGCATCAGCGATGGCACCCATGGCCCTGCTGTCACTCAGGGGCAGGATGGCTTCCCTTGCTCCTGCAGCCTTGGTCAGAGAATCACCAATCACTGCCAGTGTGGGGGAAGACACCAGCCCACCAGTGGCAAGGTGGGTGACATTCGGACCACCAGAAGAACCACTGCCAGCTGTGGTGGCTGATGTCATGGGTGGCAGGCCCGGACCCGGTGAAGGATTGCCACCACCACCACTGCCACCGGGCACAGGGATCATGGAACCACCAATGCTGCAGGCAGCTGCCACACCAGTCCACTTCAGTGCAGCTGCAAGGTGCATGCCTGCAAACTCACCTTTGAGGAATGGATCTGCAAGGCAGGAAAAATACTCAGCCCATTCATGCAGGGCCTTGACTGTGGCAATGCCAGCTTCAGCAGCCAGAAAACTTTTCAGAAACGTGGTCATGGCAGCAGCCATGCCCTGACTGCCCATCACAGCAGCCTGCACGGATTGCCCAATGGCCTGAGCAGTCAGAGTCATCAGAGCCTTGATGGCTGTGCCTGACTTCAGTGACCCACTGATCAGCATGGTGAAATAATCATTCCAAGACTTGGTGGCCTGCCGCAGCATGGTGTGGTCCAGCTTGGTAATCTTGCTGTCAGCATCTGCCTTGATGGTTTCAATTCTGCCTTCTGTTCCATAGACAGCTGCTTCCGCTTCTGCCAGTCTTCGCTTCAGGTCATTCAGTTCATCTTCACTCAGCAGGCCAGAAGCAATTCCCAATTCCAGCCTTGCTCTCAGTTCCAGCACCTTTTCATTCTGCTGGGCAATCAGGGAATTCCAATACTGCAGCCTGTCTGCTTCTTCCTGCTGGTAGACGGTCTTCAGATCTTCTCGGGCTTGCTTCTCACTCAGCACACCCATGTCAGCCAGAAACTGGATCTGTTCTTCCTGCTTGCTGACACTGATCCCTTCACGGACATCATTCAGCTGGGCCTGTGACTGCTTCAGCTTGTCCAGTGCTTCTGCCAGTTTGTATGCTGACTTGACCTGCTTTTCCCACTCCTTTTCCACATGCAGCTGCAGCATGTGATCCCAGTCCACCATCACCTTGATGATGGCATCATGGTGTGCCCTGCCTGCTGCACTCAGGTCATCCAGTGCCTTGGCAGCATTCTCCATTTCCTGCTTGGTGGCCTGCAGCTGCAGCTGGTGGGCTTTGTGCAGTTGCCCCGATGCTGTGTAGATCTGGATTTCAGTCCGGATCAGGTTTTCTTCTTCTGCCCTGATCCCATCGGTGGCCACTTTTTCTGCCAGCAGCCAGTCTGCTGCATCAATCCTGTGACTCAGGTAAGCAGCATGGGCCTCTGATGCTTCAAACTTGTAGGCAGCAATTCTGGCATCACTCTGGTTCTTGGCATCTTCAATCTGGGCATCTGCAATGGCCTTATTGGCTGTCAGCTGGGCCTGCAGCTGTCGGGCTGCATTCAGGGTGGTGTCCGTGGTCAGCTTGGCCTGTGCAGCCTGTGCCTGCTGGTGGTCATTGATGTTGCTGAAGGTCTGCACCACCACCCGGTCATAATCCAGCTGTGCAGCTGCAGCATCATTGGCTGCTTTCTTCTGGGCTTCAGCCCACTGGGTGGCATTGATCTTGTCAGCATTGAAGGCTGCTTCCTGCTGGGTCTTCAGCAATTCAATCTGGGCCAGCCTTTGTGACAGTTCTTCCTGTGCTTCCCTGACTGCGATGGAAGCACCTTTGCCAGCCTTGGCTGCTTCTTTCGCGTCTTCAATTTCCTTGGTGGTGTTCAGCTGCTCCTTCAGCTGCTCATTGATGTGCATCAGGGCTTCCAGCTGATTCAGCCAGGATTGCACTGCCGCATCATTCAGCTTCTTGTCTTCAGCAGACATTTCCCCTGCCTGCTGCCTGTAGCGAAGAATTCTTTCCTGCAGTTCTGTGATGGCCTTGCTGGTGACTTCCAGCTGGGCAGTGAAGACCTTGGTGGGATCATCGGTGCCATCACCCTTGAAGGCTTTGATGGTGGCATCCCTGACTTCTTTCAGCTTCAGGATGTATTCATCCAGCCCCTGCTTGGCAGCTGCATTGATAGGATTGAAGATGGGGCTGGCCCCAGCCTTGGTCATCAGATCCTGCACTTCCTTGATCTGACCCTTGATGGACTCGAATGTGTCCCTGCCAGTCTCCTGCAGGTGCTGCATTCGGTAATCCATTGCAGCCAGTGGCCCGTTGGTCATTTCCAGCAGCTGGGCATGGGCTTCAATGGTTTTGTTCCTCTGATCCACCAAGGCTTCAGTGGCACTCAGCCTGTAATCGGCCCAGCCTTGCTGCAGTTCTCGCTGCTTCTCCCTGTATTCAATGATCTTGTTAGTGACTTCCACCAGCAGGCCAATGAAGGCAATGATGGCAGCAGCAGGGAAAGCAGTTTCCAGAGCAGCACTGACACCGGGCAATTCACTGATGACTTTTTTCAGTTCTCTGGGGATGCCAATGCCGATGGATTCAGAAAGCAGATCCACTGCACCACGGGATTCATGGAAGCCCTTGATCATGTCTTGGGTGGGCTTGCTGACTGTTCCACCCATCTTCTGAATACTTCTGGTGACATCTTCCAGCTGCTTCTGCAATGCCTGTGTGTTCTCGCCCAGTGCTGCCCGGTAGGCAATTTCCTTCTGAAGCACTGCAGCTGTGGCCTGCAGCAGTGTGCCTTTGGCTGTGACACCAGCATCAGCCAGAGTCTGGAAGGCAATCTTGGCATCATCCAGCTTGTTCTTCAGGTTCTCTGGCCCGGTCACTGCCAAGGTTCTGAAGGCCTGACTGAGTGACATGATTTTTTCGCCAGCATAGGCCACACTGTCACCAGTGCCATCCAGTTCTTCATTGAACTTGATGACATACTTGGTGGCTTCCCCGAAGCTGGCTTGGGCCTTGTCAGGCACAGAGGCAAAGGCTGCATCAAGGTCAGTCTGATCCCCCCTGAAGGTCAGAACTGCATCACCCAGTTCAATTGCCATTAGTCTTCACCACTGTGTAATCTGCCCCACCCATCCGGAACAGTTCCATGTCAGTCACAAACTTCTTCACCACGGCACCTTCTGACTTGGCAGCTGCTGGCTGCATGGCTCGGGTCTGGGCTTCAATGTCTTCCGTTCTTTTTCTGAACATCAGTGTGAACAGTTCTTCTGTCCAGTTGTCCAAGATGTATTCAGGAGTCAGGTGCCATTCTTTTATTGCAATGTAGAAGGCATCCCCGATGGTGGCTTGCTGTTCTTCTTCTCTGCCAGTTCTTCCACCAGTCTCACCTGTTGCGCCAGTGTCTGATAGCCCTGACGCTGGGCCAGGATAGGGTGCAGGCCAAAGCCCATGATCAGAGTGAAGGCCACATAGAACTGCTGTTCAGAGCCATCCAGCATCAGGTCTTTTTCTTCATCAGTCAGGTCATGAGTGATCTGCAGATAATCCTGCACAGCAGCAGCCATCTGCAGTGGGGCGTCTATCATGGCCTTCTTGAACTGGCCCACATCCTGAAACACATCCGGGCAGGCCAGCACTTCACTGAGTGCTGGGCTTAGTCGTTCGCGCCACTTCATGGCCTTTCGCATGGTCAGGGGCTTCAGTTCGTAGATCCTTTCCCCAATCTGCACAGTGAAGCCTGACTGGGTAACAATCTGATCTTCTGTTCTATCCATAGTGGTTCCTTTCAAAACCAAAAAAGTAGGGCAGCACTTGGGATGCTGCCCTGCTAGTGGCTGAACCTGCTGTCTGGGTCAGTGTTGGTTCAGCTACCTGCTGAATAGTCTGTGATCGAGTAGACATCCTTGGTGGCAGCTTTGGTGCTGTCACTCAGGGCACTGAAGGTGACATCCAAGGAAGGCACATCTTTCCTCAGATACTTCTGGGTGATGGCACTGATGATCTGTGCACGCCAGACCACAATGACCCGATTACTGGGTCCACTGGGTGAAGGGCCTTGGAAGCCCAGCACAAACTCAGTCAGCGGGTTGCCACTGCCCACATCCAAGGTCTTGGTGCCAGTGCCCGGATTAGTCAGCACTGACATGGCAGTAACGTAGGCAAGATTTTCAATGTGCCGTTCCAGCAGCTTGGCCTTCACTTCCACTTTCAGGTCAGTGATGATCTGCAGCACCGGGCTGATGACTTCATCAGGCACAATGGGCTTCACACCGGGTGTGGTGGTGAATTCCACACCATCATCTGTGTAGCCTACAGGCTTGAAGCCTGCAGCAGTCCAAGTGGTGGAAGTGGGTGGCGTGGTCAGGGTAGGTGGTGGAGTCGCAGCAGGGGCCACATACAACACAGCAGGCCCTGCAAAGACGTTTGCTGCATTAGGTTCAGCCATCTAGTTGCTCCTTGTGTGGACTAACTTCTGAAGTCATTGCTGGTGCACTTCAAGCCATAAAAGGAAAGAACAGTGGCATAACCTGTTTCAGGGTCCACCACATCTTGATCTGCCCCTTCTTGCAGGCAGCTGATCACATAACCATCCTGATCAAAGTCTTTGCTGGTTTGCTGGTGAATCAGATTGAAGACTTCAATGGAACGGGCAGAGGCAACTGGGAACTGTTCCGCATCTGCCCAGACCCGGATCTGCACACTGGGCATGAAAAGATCTGCTTCCGAGTGGGCCAGCCCACCCCGTCTGCTGATGACAATCCATGGCCCGTCTTTGGGGTTGAAACCATCGAAGGTTTCCGGGCGCCATTCGGGCAGCACCGGAGCAGACACACGTTCTGTGCCAAGGCCTTCTGCAATCCACCTTCTGAGCAGGGCATTGGCATCAATCACAGCAGATTATGGGGCACCAAGCAGATTGTGGGCTTCCAGTGCAGCCTTCATCAGACTGCTGGTGCTTTGTCCACCACGTTTCTTCGATGATCCACCTTGCAGTTGCACTCTGATCTTGTCTGCCAGTGTGGGCAGATGGGTGGCAGCTGCTGGGTAGATGTAAGGGTGGGCTTCCCTGTGCCTGCCACCAACTTCAATGTATCCACCATAACCGGATTCAGTCCAGACTTTGCCACCAATACCATTGGGATAGGCTCTTGACATGTAGCGAATGCTGGCAGCGTTGTAACCTGGTGGGTGATGGTGACTGCCCGTCAGGCTCTTGGGACTAAGTGCAGCAGCATCCCTTGCAATGGCTTTCATCACTGCATCAAGTTCTTCCAAGGTCACTTCTTTGGTCATGGCCTGTGCTTCATGAGTCTTCAGAAACAGGGTGAAGCCAGCATCAGCCATGATCTTTGTCTATTGCACAGGTGGTGGGGTGAAGAAGCTGGGCAGCACTTCTTCCACCCTGCATTCAAGGTGGTGAATGGTGTCATTCAACCGGGCACGTTGGGCATTGACTGACAGGATGTTCAGCCATCTGCTTTCAATCACCAGATACAGGGCAGGATGCACTTGGAATTCCTGTTCTCTCATGAAGACTTTATAGTGGCCCATGGCCACTTCTTTTGCTGTCTTGTATTCATCACCCGGCGTGGGATTGCTTTTGCCTTCACTGCTGATCCTGCAGGGCACTGTGGCAGCAATTCGCACGGGAAACTGAACAGGCTGGCCATACTTGTCCACAGAACCACCTGTGATCCGGTAGATGTCACAGACATGGTTCAGCAGATTGTCAAAGGGATCTGGGGTGGTAACAAGTGGATCACCCCAGCCTGACTGCCCATAACCGGATGACATGACTATGCAGGTGTTTCTGCTGCCTTCTGTTCAGCATCAGCTGGGGCACTGGGCTTGGGAATGAACTGCAGTTTGTCGTTGTCCCAGTTGGTGCTGTTCACATCAATGCCCAGCCTTTGCATGTATTCCTGCAGCAGTTTGTTATATTCGGCCTGACAGCTGCCAGCCTGCTGCATCAGAATGTTGGCCTGCTCCTGTGCCTGATTCTTGATGGTGGCAGCATTGGCTTCATATCTGGCCTGTCTGGCTTGGATGGTTCGCAACATCAGCTGCTGTTCTGCAGTCAGCTGTCTGATTTTTCCATTCTTGTGATTTTTCACCATGGCACTTGCACTCCGGGCATGATCCCTGAAGACCCTGCTGCATACACTTCAGCCTGATTTCTGTCTGCCTTCAGCTGATTCACAAAGGTGTTCAGGGCACCAGCTGGGGCCTGCCCTGAAAGGTTCATGGGTGTGCCATCGGCAAAGGTGCCTGTGGCAGTCCACTTCCCTGTCAGAAGATCCATCACCATGGTGGCAGGGGCAGAGTACACACCTATATTCAGATTGGGTGGTGATCCCTGCACAGCACCCATTTCAAAGTGGAAGGTAGCCACGTTGCCAATCAGGTCCACTTGGTAACCAGTGCATGCACCTTGGGTATTGTTTTCCTTGGTCTGATCATTCAGTGCAACTTTTCTGGGTGTGGTCAGAGTAATGGACATGTGATTGCCTCACACAGCGTAGTAAGGAATTTTCCTGTCAGTGCCACCAATGTTCACAATCAGGTAACCAGCCACCTGTGAAGGTGGTGCACCACTGGCCCCAGCAGTGGCACTGGCTGCAGTGTTAGTGGTCGGCACTTTGATCTTCCCAGTGTTGGTGATGGAAAACTGAGTAACACCACCAGTGACGCCAGCCTGTAGGTCTAACAGCAGATTGGCAGTTCCCAGTAGAGCAGTTTCGACAATGTTAACCAGAAGACCTGTATAATTGCCAGAGGCTGACCCAGTTTGGTTGACCGCGAAGTTAACATCTAGGCCATAATATGCCGCAGTCCCAGCAGAAGGTGAAAAGGTGCCACCTATATACGTGCTAATCATATAGCCAGATGTTGCTGTGATGTTACCGCCACCACCATATCCCAAGCTGATGCCGATATTATTCGGCTGGTTGGTTGCAAAGGATCGTAACGTGATGCTATTTGATGCAAACGTCATGTTTCCTGCACCATTGCCGCCAGTGTAAAAATTAAAGCCAGCACCGGAACTTGGCCCGTTCCAGTTCAATGCAGTAGTTGTGCCGTTATTGGGTGAACTTACTGACCATGAATTGGACAATAAGATGCCTGCAGTGTTCACTGCAGCTGGTGTGAACACATTGAAGGCCACAGCAGCATTGCCAGCTGTGCCAGTGTGAGTAAAGGTTAGCGTTGATTGACCATTGGTGCCATTGGCCAGCACATTCTGAATAGTCCACTTATCTTCTGCACTGGCTGACCCATTCCAGTATTGGCCTGACAGTGTAAGCAGGGGTGAAGACTGGGACACAGAAGAAGTGGCGGCTGTAGCATTCAGCTGCTTCATGTTCCCAACATTGTCCACTGTGAATCTGGACAGGCCACCAGTGGCACCAGCTTGTAGATCCAACAGCAGCTTGTTAGTGCCACCCACTGCAGTTTCAACCACATTCACCTGAAGTGCAGTGTAGTCACCATTGGCACCACCAGTCTGATTGATAGTGGGTGCAACATTCAATGCAACCAGTTTGGCAGTGCCACTGGTAGGTGCAAACAACACATTGCCATTGCTGTTTCCACCCAGACCTATCTGTACAGCTGTCACAATGCCTGCTGTGGCTGTTAGCCCACCGTTATTACCCAGCGTGACACAGGCATTGCCAGCACCATTTGAAAATGAACCAAGGATGGCTGGCCCTGTATTGGGTACTTGTGTGGTGTAGTAAGACCAACCAGAACCATTGAAGCCAATGTTTACAAAGTTTGCCGCCCCCCCATAGAACCTAACCAGACCTGCACTAGAATTGTTGCCGATTTGAAAACATGAAGCTGTGGTGGTAGCTTGCCAAAATCCAGTATCCAGACTGCCAAAGCACAGACTGGGCTTCCCAGCTGCACCTGCTGGAAACACTGCAGCAGCTTGGCCAGTGCTTCCACTATGGGTGAAGGTCAGCAGACTGGTGCCATTGGTGCCATTGGCCAGCACATTCTGCAGGGTCCAGAAGTCTTCAGTGTCAACACTCCCATTCCAGTATCTGCCAGACAGTGTGAGCAGTGGACTGCTTTGCGACACACTTGCAGTGGCTGGTGTGATGTTGGCCCACTTCCATGTGATGGGGCTGGTGAACTGAAAGACAGAACCAAAAGCACCATTGGAAAGGGTCAGTGCTCCAGTGGCATTGCCAATCTGATTCCATGGGACTGCACCTGATGGAATCTGCCCTGCAGCAATTGACCCTGACAGGTCACTGAAGGCAGGCTGGGCTGCAACAGGCACACCATCAGTGCCAATGGATGTCAGAAACTTGTTTGCAACAGCAGCAAGGCTCTTGACTCCACCCAAGGTGGAAGCTGTTGGTGTGATTAGCTGGGCAGCTGCAATGCTGCCAGACAGATCAGTGAAGGCAGGCTGGGCTGCACTGAATAGACCCTGCCCGGTCATGCCAGTTAGAAACTGGTGCAGCACCGCTGCCTTGGCTTGCACAGTGGTGGAATTTTGATCAGGGATATTGATGGCCCGGATGGCCCCACTGGCCACATTACTCAGATCAATCTCTGCCTGCTTGGTTTGGTCCGTGGGATCTACAAACCTCCCAGACAACATGAACTGATCTTGGAATTCCACTGTTCCCTTGGTGACCAAGATGGCCCGATTGTCACCATACAAGTCAGTATTGGTCCAATCATCAATCTGCAGGCCCACCATGGTGCCAATTTCCCCACCATCAGATGTGTCTGGTGTTTCCAGATGGATGCCAATCAGGCTGGTGATGGTATTGCCATTCAGGGCCACAGTGAGAAGATCCAGACCTGTGCCTGTGCCGATCAGGCCAGTGCCCGGTGCAGTGGCTGCAGCTGCCACACCCAGATTCAGTGCAACTGCAGTGTCAGCTGTGCCAATGCCAGTGGAATTGTCCACGCTGGCATCAATATCTGCACCCAGCAGATTGTGCACATGGGCACCACCCACAGCCACACTGGCTGTGCTGCTGCTGCCTTCCAGTACATCAAGCACCTGTGGGCTGAAGATCTGGGCAGTGATGAAGGCAGAACACAGGGTGCCTGATGGACTGTCAGCTGTGTCTTGGTATCGGGCATGCAATTCCACCATGTTGGGGAAGTCCACATCAGTGATGGCTGCAGGATAGTTCTGGAACACATGCAGGGCTTCTGCATTGTCACCAAAATAGTGGCCATCAATTTCCCCAATGGCCAGCCTTTGAATGCCGGAAGCACCATAACTGAAAATTGATCTATTAGTGGGTGGCCATGCTGCTGCAGATGTTGGCCCCAGTTTCAAAGTCTTGTTTACGTGATCAAAGGTAAAGAGTGGATCTGCACCTAGGGCGCCCGCCAGGTTAAATTGGACTTCAGTGTCTGCACCAGCCACACTGCTTTCACCAGCTTCACCAGTTTCAATGGCTGTGACCCTTGCATCCAGTGCTGTGTCAGCTGCTGCCCTGTCACTGGTTTCAGTGGACAGGCCCAACTGCAGTGCATTCAGATCAGTGGTCAGGTTGGTGATCTTGGATTGGGACAGGTCAGGAATGTCAGCTTCTACCAGTGCTCTAAGGCTGGACACACCTGCAGCACCATCCGGTGTGGCAATGACCTGATTGGCTGCACCTGAAGGAAGATTCACTGCAGTTTCAAGGGCACCAATGGTGTCATTGATTTCCTGCAGGTTTTCATTCATCTTCTCGCCCCAGTTATGCTCACCTGTGCTGAACTGCCACAAATCTAATGGGGCACCTGTTTGGAAAGGCATAGCTACACCACAATCCTTTTGTACTGTTCAATTACATCCATGACCCCTGCAGGGATCTGGATGCCCATGTAGTCAATGGCCAGCCTGCCACTGCCTGCACTTTCTGAGTAATCGCCAATCTGCACACTGCCAATGCCCGGATTGCCAGCCTGCACCTGTGCCAGATTTCTCTTGAAGGCAATCCACTCCACACAGGCCTGCTGCAAGGCTGGGGGAACGTTCCCATAACCAGCGTTGTAAGTGACCACCATCTGGGGTGCATTGGAAAAGCAGGTGCAATACGTTATGGGCCAGCCACAGCAGTCACAGCTGGCCACACCCACCAGTTCAAAGAACTGATTGTTTTCAGGATTCAGATCCTGATAGAACCTGTAGCCAGATGGATTGTCGAATGGCTTACTGTCATCCCACTCCAGAACTTCCTGCCCACCAATCAGCACTTCTTCAATGGCATTCACCGGATAATGCTTCAGATAGATCTTGGAACATGAAGGCAGAGTGGGAAAGTAATCTGTGAAATCCTGAGCAGGCATCAGATCCTGGCGGCAGATAGCATTCAGCAATTGCTGACTTACAGGCAGGATCAGTGAATCAATGGTGGTGTCAGCAGTTTCAGAGTCAATGCCAAGGAAGGCTTTCACCTGTGCAGCAGTGCAGAGTGTGATGGGCTGATTGCTGGCTCTAGTCTTGGCCATGGTTCTTCTTCTCTGTCTGCTTGAATTCCTTTGGACCCACACCGGATCTGTCACCGGGCAGGATCAGCACCACTGCCACACCATAGCCCAGCAGAATGTCCACCAGATCATCAGGCAGACAATACTTCTGGCCCTTCTTCAGCTTTTCAAAATTGGCAGTCATCTTGACCCATTGCCGTTTCATAAAAAGGGGAAGCAGGAAAAGTTTCCCTGCTTCCCTAGGCACCAGCCCAACAAAGTCAGACTTACTTCACAGGTGGTGGCTGTGGCTTGCCACCTTGCATGGGAAAGTATCCCCAGCCATATTCCGGATGCCATCCCCATCCCCCACCATCCGGTGGCGGTTTTGGTGTGCCCGGATCAGTGGGTGGATCTACAGGTGCAGGTGGAATCACAGGCCCACCCCAGATGCCGGGTGGCATGCCCGGTCCGGGTGGATTGAATCCGGGTGGACCCCAGATTGGATGGATTGGCTGACCTCCGGGTGGTGGCTGTGTAGGTGGCTGATCAGGTGGATAGATAGGCCCACCACCCACATAGGGCAGGAAGGCCTTCCCCACTATGGTGACATCATAAGGGCCATAACCACTGGCTCCAAGTGGATTCACTTGTGGAAGAAATAGCTTCCCCACAATGGTTACATCAAAACCGCTCTGCATATTTGCACCCATGAATGTGCTCCTTCAATTAGTGACGGTCAGTGAAAAGTCAGGGGCACAGAAGCACCTGTGCCCCACTTAGAAGGTGGTTAGCTTCCGGGCTGTGGCAGGGTGCCATAGACCAAAGCCAGTGGCCTGAATACAGTCAGGGCCAGTCTTTCTTCACACAAGATTGCCACCATATTCTTGATGAAGAAGTCTTGGTGCTCTCTGGACAGTTCAATGGTGGCATCCCATCTATCCCAGATGGCAGCTGCCATACGGAAGGCACCCACAAGGAACTTGCCCACAGGAATGGCAGGAGTGGGCACCACATCAAGGCCCCAGAGTCTGGGAACTGCCCCGACCTGGGGCACACTGACCAAGTAATTGCCAGTGCCTGTGGCCTTGGTCAATTCAATCCGTTCCCAGTCATGTGGGTGGATGATCACGGCATCAGGTTCAAAGAAAGAATCCTGCACCTGAGTCTTTCCCTTCCTGATGATGTCCACATCCACATCCCCACCTGCTGTGCCTCTGTTGTATGCAGTGGCATTGGTGATTAGCCCGGAAAGGTTCTGGCCTGTGCCATCACCAGTCAGCAGCTGATCTTCTTCCACCTGCTTCAGACCAAACATCAGACGGGAATTGATGTAATCCTCTAAGGCAGGAGAATCATCCAGCACCTGCCTTGAAGCACCCAGCCAGTGGGCCAAGGTCTGAACAGGTGCATTGGCCAGTGTGAAGGTGATGTTGCTCTCAGCCTTGGCCACGTTTTCACCAGCCTGCATGGCTGCAGAATTGGTGAAGACATTTTCCTTGGTGTACTGGATCAAGTTGCTGGTGGTTCTGTTGTTGGGCAGCAGATCCCTGACAGTCAAACGGCGAAGGCCCGGTCCAATGATTCCGGGCATTCTGAAGTCAGGCACCAAGGGCTGGTTCTGCCCAGTGGCATTGGTGATGGTCTTGGTGTGGAAACTGCCAATTTTGATCTTGCCACTTTCCTTGGCACCATTCTGCATGGCTTTGTATCCATCACTGCCCACAAAGATTTCACCTAGTGACTTGGGCTGATCCGGAACACCACCACCCATTCTGCTCACAATGGACTGCTCCACAGTCAGCAGCCTTGCACTGATTTCCTTCCACTGGGTGCCAAGTTTGTCCAGTGTGGTCTTGGTTTCCTCACTGGCCTTGCCCATCAGCAGCAATTCTTCTGCACGTTTTTCCAAGAATTTTCTGATTTCAGCTTCAATGCTTGCCAGCTTGCTTTCAATGTCCTTCAGTTCCATTTCAGTTCACTCCCTGAAGCAAAGATGTGAGACCTTCCAATGCCGAGTGGAGTGACTCCGGCTGGGCATTGCCTTGCATAGCGGCTTCAGTTGCCTGAAGTGCCAAACTTAGTCTTTCCTGAAACTTTTGCAGGCTGGTGATCCGTTCTGCTGACATCTTGCCCTGTCTGGCTTCCACAAATTCAGCAAGGCCCAGCAGCTGGGCTTCAAACCTGTGCACCTTCACCCCGGTGACCTGTGCTTCCGGATTCATGGGGAAAGCTGTGAAGGAGTATTCCCACAGCTTCACTTCCTTCAGGGTGCGGACATCGGTGTCATAGTTGTATTCATCAGCCACAGTTTCATAGCCGATGGACAGGCCTGTGACTGCTCCAGCTTTCATCAGGTCATAGGCTTCCTTGGCCCGTTGCACACTCAGCACCAGCTGACCTTCCACCATCAGCCCATGATCATCTTCCTTGTAACTCTTGTTCACACCCAGCACTTCACCCATCCGGTGTGACCACAGAATGGGATGGTTCTGCTTGTCCCTGATGGTCTTGGTGAAGGCACCCGGTGCGATGGTGTCACCACCCAGATCCACATTGTTGAAGACAGCTGCATACCCGGTGAAGGCACCTTCTTCACTTAATGACTTCCATTCGAAAGGCACAATCTTCTGCTGGATCTTCAGTGGGTCTTCTGTCTTCATGGCTGTGCTCCTGCTGGTGGTGGCGTCTGGGGTGGGGCTTGTCCTGGTGGAAGTGGTTTGCTGATGTTGGTGGCTTTGCCCAGCTGATCAATCGGAGTCTGGTTGACCTGCACAGTCAGTTCATCTGCTCCATCCATCTTGGGCAGATTGAATTTCGGCCTGACTTCATTTCTGGTGGCAATGCCACTATTCACCATGGTGCTGGCATTCTGGGTCTGGGCTGTGGTGTCGCCCCTCTGCAGTTCTTCCAGATCGAATTCACACACAATGTCAGGTTCTGCTGCCAGCAATGCTTTCCGGATGGCTGCTTCAAACCTTCTGCACTGGGGTGACACTGTGTGCTTGGTGAAGCTGATGTCAAATTGTTCAGCACTGGCATAGGTGGCAGTTTTATCTGACTGCCCTATCAGGTTCAGGGGCACACCATAGATGGCCCCAGCAATTTCTTCCACAGTGAATCGCATGGTTTCGATGTACTGGGCTTCTTCCGGTGCCACTGAAATGGGCACATATTCACCTGATTCCCACAGCACTCCAGTCTTCCCAGCATTGGCTGGCCCACCATGAATGCCCTGCCAGTCATTTCTCAGCCTGTTATTGGCTTCTTCATTGGCTGGCCTTTTGCCTTTGAATTTCAGATAGCCACTGGGCCTGCCCATGTTCTGCAGAAAGTAAGTGCCATAATCCTGTGCAGCACTGGCATGCTTGATGGCATAACTTCTGATTGGTGAGTCACCCCACCAGCCACCATTGCTGGACATGTTCTTCACATGCAGGATTTCCTTGGGTGAGAATTCCTGCAGCTTGCCACCAAAGGAATAGTTGTAAGTCAGCTGATCCTTCAGGTAGTCCCATCGGGGCACCACAAAGTCAGGATTCAGGAAGTTCAGTGCCACCACCCTGCCACCCAGTCTGGCAATGTAGGCATAGGCATTGCCCCAAAGGCAGAATGACTTTTCCATATTTTCGAAGAATTCAAAATTGGACAGGTATTCATTGGCAGCAACATTCACCAGTGGCCACAGCCAGTGATCCGGGGCCAGTTCCTTGTGGCCATCCTTGGCCACCCGGTAAACCCTGCAGGGCAGGCTTCCCATGGTCTGGCCTCTGACTCTCATGCAGCCATAAACGGTGGACAGCTGTTCTGCAGCGTAGGTGCCACCACTCAGGCCTTCCACCACACAGCTTGGCCATGGGCCAGCTGCACCCCATACTGGGAAGCCAGTGGCCTTTTCCAAAGCCCATCTGGCCACCTTCTGGATGGCATTCACCAGCTGTCCACCTGTGCATCACCTGCAGGAACAGCAAGCATGGCCCTTGCCATGGCGTCTGCCATTGCAGTCAGTCCATCAATCCGGGCTGTGGTCTTTTGTCTTTCCGGTTTGGCAAACATCAGGCAATCATTGTTTTCTCTGGTGGCACAGCAGCTGGCATTCCAGCGAAGAATGGGATGGCCACCATGGTGCAACTTGCCTGACACAATCAATTCAAGGATCTTTTTGCAAGGTTCGCTTAGTGTGGCATAGCCCTGTCTGATTTCCACGCATTCATAGCCTTCATCAATCAGCTGGGTGCTGAGCTGTCTGCTGTTCCATGGGTCCAGACAGATTTCCTGCAGATCAAACAGCTGGGCACCCCACACCAGCCTTGCTTTCACATCCCGGTAGTCAATGACATTGCCTTCACACAGTTCAAGGAAGCCCACTTCAGCCCATGTTCTGTAAGGCATGCCATCTTTCAGTTCTCGTTTCCTGATGCCAGCTTCGGGCAACCAGAAAAAAGGCAGGAAATCATAACTGTCATCATCAGCTTCAAACAGAAAACCTACAGCAGACATGTCCGTGGTCATGGACAGATCCACACCAGCCCAGCACTTTCTGCCAAAGAAGCCAGCCAGGAAGTCATGGTCATAGGTTCTGACTTCATCTTCCGGTGCCTTGGGCAGCAGTGGTCTGGCTTGCCATGGCTGTGCACAGGCATCCCATTGCTGCAGGTCAATGGCTCTGGACTCCTTTTCATCCCACAGGTTCAAGAAGTAGCGCCGGAAGGCCCTTTGTGCATCAGGATCTGACTGGGCTGCAGTGAATTTCTGTTTGATCTTGGCAATGTCAAGGAAGCCACCGTTCTGCTTCAGACTGGGGTTGGCCTTGATCCAAGTTTCTTCACTGCTCCAGTCATCTTCCGGATCTGCTGCATAGATTCTTCCGTAAAAGCTGTCATCGGTGATGATTCCCTGCTGCACTCGCTGGGTCTTCTCATGTAGTCGCCATGCCAGTGGACTTTCTTCCCTGACTCCAGCTGTGGTGATGGCAATGGTCAGGGCCTGCTTCCGTGAAATTCCCCCAAGGCTCAAAACATCAAAGTTTTCCAGCATCTTTCTGGTTTTCCATCGGTGTACTTCGTCTGCAACTGTCACAGATGGATTCACACCGTCTGTCAGGTCACCATCAGCAGCAATGGCAGCATAGAAACTGTTGGGATCAGATCTTTTTAAGATCCTGTAAGTGGATGGAAGAATTTTGAAGTATCGCTGCAGTTCCGGTGACAGCTTCACCATGGTGTTAGCAGCCCGGTAGACATTCAGAGCCTGCCTCTGGGCAGCTGCTGCACCGTACACTTGGGCACCCAGATTGGTGTCCAGATACAAGGCCAGCAGAATGATGCCTGCCACCATTTCAGTCTTTCCTGCTTTCTTGGGCACTTCCAGATAGGCCATTTCTGTTTGCAGGGTGCCATCATCCTTCAGCTGACCAAAGATGTGTCTGATGGCTTCCTTTTGCCATGGCGCCAGGATGAAGGGCTTTCCTGTCCACTGATCCTGTGTGTGCTTCAGGATCTTTTCAAAGAAGTTGACGGCAAACCTTGCCCGGTCCTTGTCAAAGCCCACAGCAGTTCACAGTTTCTTCAAAAACAATCCGATGCCCACCCAGATTGCAGTGGCAACAGCCATGCCAGTGAAGAATGCTTCTGCACAATCCATTCACTGCACCTGCTGCTTCCTCTCAGCATCAGTCAATTCAGGTCCACTCAGCTTGGCATGCAGATCTGCTTCAGGATTGCTCTTGGGATTGACTTCCACTTTGGATCTGGCAGCAGGAGTCATGCCGAATTCAATGCAGAAACGTCTGATCTGCTCCAGCGAATGTTCTGCCAGCATCACTGCTGGATTCTTCACCGGACCCTGCCTGCCTTCAATCAGGATGCCTTCTCGCTGCACTTCCTTTTCTGCCTTCACCCATCGGGAAAATGCCAGACAGTAACCAGCCAGTGGGGCCAGATCCAGTGCAGTGATCAGCCCCAGATCCAGCAGCAAAGGTGTCACTCTGTTCCATTCATCCCTTGCAATGCTGTCAAAGTGCTTCGGGCAGGGTGGGATTTCCAGCTGTGGATGTGCTTCAAACCTGTTCAGCTTTCTTTTGCCCGGATTGCCTTCACGTTTCTTGACTGCAGTGGGCTTGCGATGATTCATCTGCTTCGATGTGGTGCAGTGTGCTTCTTCTTGGCTGGTGGTGTGGGCTTGGCTGGTGTGTGCTTCGCTGGAGCAGGGGCAGGCTTCTCTGTTTCTTCTTCCTGCTCTTGTTCTTCTTCACCCTGATCAGGATCTTGATCAGGCTCTGGGTCCATTACCGTACCTTCTTGATGCATGGCTGGCTTCCTTTCCGGTGGTTTTTCTTCCAAAGACACAGCTGTGCCATTGCTGATCAGCTTCTGTGCCACTGCATCGGGCAGGAAGTAGTCTTGTTCCTTGACCAATTGGTCAACAGTCTGCAGCATGTGCACTTGGGTCTGTGTCATTGGATTCTTCCTTTTTCAGCTGTTTTCCCACTTTCCGATGCCCGATTTTGGCCATTTGGCCACTTTTCCCACTTTTTCAGGGCCTTTTTCGCCTTCTCAGCAGGCCCTGTGGGTGAAGGCCCTGCCTGCCCGATTGGCCAGCCTAGGGGCTGGGAAGTGCCCTGCTGACAGCCCTGATAACACTTCAAGTGCGGGTTTTCGAAGCGTTGGCGGTCCGCTTC